TTTCATTTATTTAGGTGGGGGAGTAAGGTCGTGACAGTCTCCCACCTAGAACACCTGCCTAGAGGGGGGTGGTAATAAAAAAATGATGTCATTTAGTATTAAAATGTTCTGTTTGGATTGAAGCCCTTCTATAGGATAAAAAGTAATATATATATAACAAAGCTACAAAATTCAAAGATATTTTCAAAGAAAAGATTATAAAAACAATTTGAGTAGTTGCTTGTATTTTGTGGTAAACCACACAAAAGGTAGAAATGTTTATTGTAAAATCAAATACATAAATGGAGTTTGGGATTATCATTCAAATAAAATTTTTTAAAATTTAAAAATAACACTTGACATACTGCATACAGTATGATATAATATAATTGTAAAGAGGTAGAGGGTTCACCTAGGACGAACCTAGAAAGGAGAAAGCAATGAAGGTTAGAATAAAAAAGAAAACCCTTAAGAGAATAGTTAAAACGCTTATAACCTTAGTCAGTTTTATAGCAAATGTCGTAACTATTATAAAGTCTCTCAAGGGATAATGGGAAGGGGCGAAAGCCCCGACCCTCTCTAATCTTATTGTAGCATAGATAATATGAAAAGTAAAGTATGGTATTTAGGAATTTTGTCAAGTGCTATTTCTAGTATTTGCAATTTATTTGAAATTAAATCATTCGCTGTTATATTTGCGATAATTTCATTATTGGCTCTGATTATGGCGATAATTATGAAGGAGTGAAGTTATGGGATATACATCAACAGAGGTTAAAGAGCGTTATAATAAGAAAACTTATACTAATTGGCAAGCAAAGCTAAGAAATGAAGTTTTTGAAGAAATAGAAAAAATAAGAGGAGAAACAGGACTAAGCAGGACAGAATTTTTAAAAATGTTAGTAAATGAAAAATATAAAAAAGAGTTATAAAAGTATAAAAAAATAAACAGGGTATGTCTATCACCCTGTTTATTTTTACTCAAGACGAGTCCGTTTCAAGTTTTGTGTAAACGCTAAAAACTGATATATTTAATAACAAGGATAGAACAAGTATATTTTCTATCCTTGTTTATAGTATACTGCTAAATTTTATATTGTCAATGTTAATTTAATATATTAGTAATTCGTTCTTCAAAATATATTACTAACTGTGCTCGAATTTTACCCCAATCTTGTCTATGCCCTGTCCACTTTCTTGTTATATCCATGGCTGCTAGGTAGAGCATTTTTAGCAGACTATCATCTGTAGGAAATACTGACTTATTCTTTGTAACCTTTCTTAGCTGACGATTAAAACCTTCAACTGTATTTGTTGTATATATGATTTTTCGCACTTCATCTGGATACTTAAAATAGGTTGATAATGTAGCCCAATTTTCATACCAACTTTTTGATATATTGGGATATTTATTATTCCATTTCTCTGCAAAACTATCTAATTCCATTAAAGCAATATCTTCCGTTGCTGCTGCATAGACCTTTTTTAAATCAGCCATTAATCCTTTTATATCCTTATATGACACAAATTTAGTTGTATTTCTAATTTGATGAATTATACAATGCTGTATCTCTGTATCAGGAAAAACAGCAGAAATAGCTTGAGGAAATCCTGTAAGTCCATCAATACAAGCAATTAAAATATCTTTTACTCCTCTATTTTTTAAACCATTAAGTATTCCTAGCCAAAACTTTGCACTTTCATTTTCTCCAACATACATACCTAATACATCTCGTTTTCCGTCTAAGTCAAGTCCAAGTGCGATATATACAGCCTTTTTTATTATTCTACCTTCGTTTCTTACATGAAAATGTATTGCGTCTAAATAAACTACAGCATAAATATCTTCTAATGGTCTTTCTTGCCATTCTTTTATTATAGGTAAAATTTTATCGGTCACTCTACTTATCGTACTATCTGATACATTAATGCCATATAAATCGTTTAAATGGCTCTCTATATCTCCAGTTGTCATACCTTTGGCATACATAGAAATGATTTTTTCTTCCATATCTTGAGTAAGGGTATTTTGATATTTTTTTATAACTTGAGGCTCGTATTCACCGTTTCTATCTCTAGGAATATCTAAATCCATATCACCATAGCTAGTGTGCATAGTTTTTCTGCTATATCCATTACGACTATTACCAGTGTCTTTGTTCTTATAATCGTACTTTGAATAACCAAGGGTATCATCAAGTTCGCCATCTAAAGTACCTTCAAGTATAACAGACATCATTTCTCTCATTATGGAATTGACATCTTTACCATCTTTAACAGGATTATCCTTTAAATAACCTGCCATCATTTCTCGTAACGCCTGTCTTTCAGGATTTTCATTTCTTTTTCTTCTAGCCATAATAAAAACCTCCAAACTGACTATTTTTATTATACATCAGTTTAGAGGTTTACACAAACTTTGGGATAGACCCCTCAAGACTATCTTTTTCCCTTAGTTCTTGATGTGTAAATGAACTTAATTTTTTGTGTGTAAATGAACTTAATTCTTTATGCGTCCTAGCATAATTACTATAAGTGATTAAAATATGTGCTGGTATATACGCTCTTAGCATTTTTTGTAATTTTCTTAGCTTTTCTTCTGTAATTTCTCCATATATAATATGTACGATATATTTTTTAGGCATATATTCTACATTATAATTGTTTAAATAATCGCTACATATTTGTTTTATTCCTTTTAAGGTAACCTTGCTCCTTGTCAACAGCCTTTGTCTTACTGTATTTCGTCTACTTTTTTCTGTGATTTCTTTTTCTGCAATTCCTAAATCTTTTTCAATATTTTCTAAAAACCAAGTTGCATAATTCAACAGATTTTGTTTTTCAATGTCTGTCAAATTTTTTTCTTGTTCTTGTAAAATAATATCTAATGTTTTTGTTATATCTATCGTAACTCTATCACATAAGTACATTTCGTGCATTTTATCTATTAGATTAATAGCCATATATTTGTTCCCCTGCATTTGTATCATTTTCAACAGTTAATTTCGTGTAAACTTCTTGTATGTCAATACTCTTAAAGAATGGTATTGCATAATCAACATCATATCTTTGTTTTTTATAAATAAAATACATATCTGGTTTTATTGCTATAGCATTAATACGCATTGTGAATTTTATTGTTTCAGAAACTTTTGTCATTCCTGTGTTATCAGTTTTAATTGTTCTGTTTTGGATTGGAGTAATCATACACCATATAGATTTAATTTTCTTATATTTGTAATCAGTTGCCCCTACATCATCAATAAAAGGTACTCTAACATACACATCGACTTTATGCTTTAACTTTCCTGCTAGATTTATCATTTAATCATCTTCTTTCAATGTCAATCTTCCTAATGTAAATATTTTTACACCTGTAATGTTTATATTTGTAACCTCGCCATTTATTTCTAACTCATTAAAATCTTTTACACCTTCAGTATCAATAATACACTTACCTACTCTTTGATAGCGTATGATTTTTTCATCGAAAGCTTCTTGTAGATATTTGTTTATTGAGCTTTTTATTGTATTCTCTACATCACTTACAGAATAACCCTCTTGTAATGTTATATAACCCTCAACTTCAACACTTTCGATTGAGGGATTTTTAACTGTACAAACAGCTCCAATTGGAGCTATCCCAGCTCCATCACCTGATTGAGTAGGGTCTATGTAGTTTTGTACATTTTTTAATACTTCGTTTGTAACTTGTTGTCCTTCTGCATTAGCAATATATAAATCTACCGTACCAGCTATACCGTCAGGACAAGGTATACAATAAGCCTTGCCAACACCTGTAATACTTTTAGCACATTCTTCATAAAAAGCAGTATTGCCAGCATTAGCTATATTTTTCATAGCCTCTTTATATCTCCCTCTTACTTCGTCATCGGTTTCTTCATCTTCTCCGCCTGTAATGGCATTATAATTATAAACCGAAGAAATAAAATCTATACTTGTTATTATGTTATTTACTGTACCAATATCTGTGTTTCCATCTGCCCCATATTCTTCTGCTACTATAGGGACTGTTACATTCCCGCCCTTTTCTGTAATTTTCCCTGTTTCTGTTGTTATATAATTAATTTTCCCATTACTTACTATAGTACCGCTTTCTACTGTACCGTATCGTGTACTTTTTGCTGTAAATGTTACATATCCATTTGCTTGCGTAATCCCCTTGCGTGTTATATAACTCCAATTTTCGATATAATTATCTAAATCATCTCCAGCTAAATTGTCTACGCATAATTTGTTTGCAATTTCTTCTTCTTGTGCCGTTAAATCACTTATTGCACAGCTTACAGCTTTAAGAATTTCCCACAACCAACAGCCTTTCACTTTGCTGTACTTGTCGTCTATTTGTTCGAGTAACTGTTCTTGTATTTCATTTGCTTCTTTGTAATACATATTATTTCTCCTTTTTTTTCAGATAGATATATTTTTTAGTAGCGTCATATTCAGCAGTAAAATTAAATTCTTCACACAGCTGATAAATGTAACAGTAATAACCATCATTTTTCTTGTGAATTTGCGTCCTAATAGCCTGTTCTCCTACACAGTATGTACCTTCTTTTTCTTTGTACTCTATCCCCATTGTATAAAGGATAGGACCTATTTGTCCTAACCAATGTCCGTCGATATTACTTGCCCACACTTCGTAACCTTTATGGTTGTATCTTACTGTAATTTCTGTCCAAATATGTTGTTCTATTGTAACTTTATGAGCTTTTATGTCGTATTCAGAAGTAAAGTTTAGTTCGTTGCAAATTTGGTATAAATATGCGTAGCTAACACCGTTGATTATTATTAATTTGCTTTGCAATTTTATCCAACCATCTAAATAGATTGCTTTTTCGGAGCTGTTCCAAGTCACATCATAGCCCATAAGCTCCAGTAACGGTTTAGCTTGCACAATATAATGCCCTAAATCGTTGCTTGCCCAAACTTCTACTCCTTTGTTGTTTTTCATTATTGTTATTTCTGTCCAATCCCATTTCTTGTTTATTGTAATAATGTTTTTTGACTTGTCATACCCAGCTGCAAAATTTAATTCTTCCCCTAACTTATACAAATAACAATACGCAGAACTATCTAGTATTGTGTGTTCCGTTTTAACCATGTAATCACCGTTAATGTAAATAGATTTTTCATCTGCGTTCCAAGTCACATCATAGCCCATTAGCTCTAATACTTTTCGTTCTTTTAACAACCAGTGTCCGTTTACATTTGCTCCTTTTGTTTTGTAACCACTTCCACAGTATTTTATTGTAACATCTGTCCAATTATATTTTGCTGTGTTTTCTGCTTGCTTTTGTGTAAACATATATTCAGTCATTTCTAAAGCACAAATTATATCTTTCTTTTTGTCGTAGCTATATGTGAATTTATTTATAGTTATAGCAATGTTAAGTAAAGTTTTTTCTCCTTCGGTAATTACTAATCTTAAAGGTAACTTTTCTTTTATATATTTCTCAAAAAAATCTATGTAAATCTTTCCATCTTTGTTAGCATCAGGTTGTATGCTTCTGTAATTTTTATTAATTGGCAATAAGAATTCTGTATTTATTGTTTTACTTTTTCTATTTCCTATTAATGTTAAATCTAGGCTGTTTGTTGTAAATGTTTGATTGTCAAAAGTTTGTACTATTTCAGGCAGGGTGGCTGGAGTAATAGGCAATACAAGTACTTCTTCTCCATTATTAACAGAGAAATAAATTTTTACATCAGTAAACATAGTTTTCTTCCTTTTCTTTTGGTATTAATTGTTTTAACATGCTTTTAGGTATTTCGCCCTTATCAGCCATTCGGTGGTGGGTGGGGCAAAGTGTAATTAAATTATTATTTTCTAAACCTAAATCTATATTATCTCTTAATTTTTCAATATGGTGGACTTCTAAATTTCTGTATGTAATTTTTTTATCTCCGTATAGTCCGGAAAGGCAAACTAAACAACACCACTGGTCCCTTTCTTTTATTTTTTCTGCTTTTATTTTCCATTTATTTTTTCTTCTAAACTTAACACTTTCTTCGTCCCTATCTTTATAACTATATTTTTTATTGTATTTCTTTTTCGGCTTAGAAGGACAAACATAACCTTTAGGGTGTATTTTTCCACAGTAAGAACAACTTTTTAACATTCTACCACCTTCTCTAAATTCTATTGTTGTACTCTATTGCTAAACCGTCAGTGGTTGCAACAGTAAAGCTAATATAAACTTCACGCCCATTAAACGTTGCATTATAATTGCTTACATTGTTTATAAAACTGTTACTTAAAAGTTGTTCGGTAATTTCTCTTTGTAATTCGCTCAGCCAATAGCTCCTATTTTTAATTCCTAAATGTTCTTCTATGTTTGTTCCAAAAACAGTACTTTCGCCTTTAGTATATACCTCATAGGCATTTTGTGCAGTAGTAACAGTTTTCGCTATCCATTGTCCCAATGCTTCTGTCTGCGTGCATTCTTCTAGGTCCCCATTGCTTTTTATTTTATGTTGTCCATTTATGAATAAAAAATCTATACCATTTTGTGTATTCTTTGTTTCTGTTGAAAATTCAGAAAGTTCAGGGAATAGCATTGTTTTACCTCCTATCTCAATTCCAATAGTAATTTGTCTACGAAATTATTACATGATTGCTCAAATTCAGATTGGTACGCCTTTCCAGAATCTCTATAGATGTAAAATTCTCGCACCCTTTCCCCTGTGTTTATCCCTCGTAACCATTTTGTATGTCCATCTTCTATTAAATGTGTATGATTAGCTAATCCCTTACCATGTTTACCGTATACTTTAATAGAATCTTTAGTTTTACTTTCATTTTCTTTGTGATATTGATACGGCTTTTGTACGGTAATACCTTTTAAGTAATGTCCAGTCCTCTTTTTTATTCTTTCGTTAGCAGTCATTTTAACTTTGTTTTTTAACTTTATACCCTCTTTTTTTAGCATAGTTGACACTTTGCTATCGTAACCTTTGCAAATATTGTTCATTTCTTTATGTAATTCGTTTATTCCTGTTACATATATAGCAGTCATGACATATACTCCTTATTTTATATCTATTTCACCGTTGTTATAGCTTATTTCCAACCCTAAAATATTACAAAGTTCCCTAACGGATATGTAGTTATATCCATTTACATTTACAGCACCTACTCCAACAGACTTACCCTTACTATTTATTTTTACTTCTGTTAGGCTGTTTGTGATTTTTAACATTTTTGTATCTGCATCGTAAGCTACATCAAAGCCCATATTTCTAAAATTTGTAGCTTTAATGTAGTTGTTTCCGTCTTTTAGTATTCTATCAATTTTGTATTCTTTGCCGTTTACAACAGCCTTACCTTCTGTAACCATTTCCTGTTCCTCCTTTTTTATTGTAAGTTTATTTTTAAACTCTTGCCACTTTGCGTTTTTTTGACTATCTCCACACCAGTAAGCTGGACATCTTTTACCGTTTACATCAAAATGTCTTATAACATTATTACTGCTAATATTATATTTCTCCATAAGGCTACGAACTAAATCTATAGCATTACTTATTGCAGCTTCTGTTGGATATATATTGCCATTCTTAATGTCATCGCAAATTTCAATGTTTATGCTGTTACTGTTGTTGCATATCCCATAAAACTTGCCACCACCAGTTTTCAAACAGTCGCTGTACTTACTACCTCCTACAGACCACGCAACATAGTTATCCTCTACAGATTGCACAATGTTGTTGCTGTCTACAAAGTAATGTGCAGAAGCTCCTCTGTTTCCTTTTGAAAAGTATTTAGCATTACTTAAAGCTGTATCGCCGTCATTTGCTGTGTAATGAATTGCTATGTACTTTATTGTGTTTAATGCTCTAGTATTGCCATAGTTATAACGCAAGGCAGGATATTTACTTATTGTTATCATATCCATCACCCCCGTTTTTATCTCTCAACTGTAATAAAACATTTTTTAACTGTTCCGGTACTGGTGTCATAACAGCAACATTTTCTAACAAGCTTAAGCCCTCATTACATATGAAGAAAGTAATTACTACCTCTCTCAATGGAATATTGCCACCTATTACATTGTTTACAATAACAGCAGTTGCAACTACCAAATAAATAGTTATTTTCTTCAAAAGTCCTTTAAAGCATATTTCACTTGAAAGAGTTTTTGTATAAACAGCCTTTATAAGTCCTGTTATAAAATCAATAACACTAAGACCTAAAAGGGCATAAATAAGCACATCTGGTTTACCAAATATAAAGGATAAAATTCCTCCTATAAATGCCCCTACAACTGAAAAATCATTAAAAATCTTTTCCATTTTATATCACCTCTATAATAATATTGTTCTCTGACCATACGTCCAAATTGATGTTGTACTCTTAGCTTTAATCTTAATGCCATTGCTACTTACATTCGCTCCTATTACGCATGATAAACTATTTTCTACATTAGAAAAATCTATAGTATCACCTATATAGTCCTCTCCCAAAAAAGTATTTTCTAATATCCTAATTTGCGTTAGACTTTTTAACTCAATAGGATTAAATACTCCTATTATAGCTTCTTGTTTTTTATCCATATTTTTACAACCGAACAAACAGCCTTTTATTTCCACATCGGAAATAATATTGTTTGTTGTTGAATAAAATTCTATCATAGGGTGATTGCTTATATTTGTTGTATTAGGGTTCCTAATTAGCTGCAAATCTTTAATTCTAACACAAGAATTCATTATAGAGAATATATACCCTCCACTTGTGTTTACAATGCTACTTTCAGCTCCAGCCCCTAATATGGTTATACTTTTATTTAACCTTAAAGGATTTTTAAGATAATACTTTCCTGGAAGCAGATATATTACACTTCCAGCAGGGGCATTGTTAATATAGTTTTGCAAAGTTATTGTATCGTCTTCTCCGGTGCATGTGATATTGGCATAGGTCTTTAAACTGTTGCTTGTGTTATATGCTGCAACAGTAAAATAGTGCAAATTTACAGCTTTAATTTTTTCTTTTTCCTCTTTTGTTACAAAATCTTTAAATTGTGTTGTTGTAATTTCCTCTGGTGAGTGATTATGGTTAGTATTAGCTTTACCTTTAAGGAGAACATCAATTCCCAATTCTTGCAAAGCTTCTTCCTTAGTTGTTCCCCCTGTGCCACCTTTAGCCAATGGCAATATCCCTACAATCTTACTGTCTTCTAAGTTGTGCCTGTGATTCGTTACTGTGTCGTTTAAATTTTCTACATTTTTTTGGCTCGTGCCAGCGAACTCATCTAACAAATTAAAATTATTGTTAAAATCATCAACATTATATTCGTCGCCTTGTGCTGGCTTAGTTAAGTTCAGATTTTCGGTTTTTGTTGCCATATTATTGTTCCTCCTCTATTTTTTCAGTATCTTCAATTTCTTCCCACTTTTCTACTTTTTCCTCCAACACATCTACACAGTAGGCTGTTACACCTGTTTCTGTATTTCTTAAAATCTTTCCGTCTTCTGCAATTAATCTTTTTAATGTTTTAATTCTCATAAAATTACCTCCTATTATTTCCAAATTATATCTGCACCTTCTGCACCCCAAGGGGCATTTGCAATACTGTCTGTTTCTTTATCTATTTTAATTGTTGTCACTTTTGAACAGCCTGAAAATGCTGTCGGGCTTATTGTTGTTGTAGCACTAGGAATAACTATACTTTCAATTTTATTGCAATTATAAAAAGCCAATGAACCTATGGTCTCTACATTTTTAGGTATTTCTATCGTGCCAGTCAATCCCCTACAGTAATAAAAACAGCTACTGGATAAACCCTTTAAATCGGGCGATGTAAACTCAAAATTTGTTATTTTTGAACAGTTTCTAAAAGCATTCCCTCCTATATTAGATAACTTCGGCAACACCAGCCTGCCCTCTATACCGCAAGAAGTTAATCCATTTGAGCCAATAGTTGTTATGCTCTTAGGAATAGTGTTTATATCATTAATATTTATTGTATATGCCATAGCATATGCCCCTATAGTTTCAACAGTTTCCGGTATTTCTGCTTTTGTAACATTACTAAAATTACAAAAAACTCTACTGCCTAAACCTGTTACACCTTTTTGTATATAAATACTTTTAATATCGTTTATATGTTCATTATACTGCTGACCGTTTTCTGAATAATCTTCAGTCACACCACTACCTCTTATTGCCATATATTCCCCTGCAATTTTGTAACTAGTGCTTTCTCCACAACTTCCCTCTGATGTTGTTTTTACTATGTTGTCAGCATCTATTTCAATATCTGTAAGGTTATATATTTTAGCCTTTATATTTCTGAAAGCACCCTCACCAATAGTCTGAATGTTAGGGGTAATTACAATGTCCT